GAAGATGGAAGATGGCATCACCATTGGCGTTTATCGTGCCGATGGGACTGCTGTTGCTCCTGATGAACACGTTGAATACACTTGCACAAACGACAACGCTACAGCACCTACTTGGGGCTAAACAATGTTTCCATTTCCCATAGCCAGACCGCAAAATTGCGACATACAGACGTTTTATGGGCCGACTGTAACAACGCAATCACAAAACGCAAGAGCATGGAATAAACCTGTTGGGGTTAGTCATATTTATATGTTGCTAATTGGTGGTGGTGGAGATGGTAATAACGCAACAGATGGTGGTGGCTCTGGTGCAGTTACTGTTTGGTATGGTGCGGCACAACATGTTCCAGATTCATTGAGGGCAATACCCGCTGGGACTCAGACTAATTCCTCAATTACTGGAGGAAGATTAAATAGTATATTGTTATCTGCTAATTCTGGAAATGGTCTTGATGGCGGAACAGCAATGCCTGCCAGTCAATTTACAGCAATGGGATTTTTCCAATCTGTTGCTGGTCAAAATGGAGCAGGTGGAAATCAAACTGCTTCTGCTACAACATTTTTAAGTGGCGGCTCTGTCAATACCAGTAATTCAGTTACTGCTAATTATGGGTATGGTTTATCACTTTCAACGACTGATAATAATGGAACATTCTTAATGCAACCGATTATTGTTGGTATTGGTGGGAAAGGTAGTTTTTCAGGCGGTATTGGGTGTGGTGGTGGTCTTACTGGCAAAGGTGGCCCCGGCCTCGTTCTGATTGCGAGTTGGTAATATGTCATATCCTATTAAATACCCAACGCCACAAGGCGCAAACATTCAGATTTTTAATGAAGGTAATTCAACTTCTGATTGGGTAAAACCACAGGGTGCTTCTTTTGTTTGGTTTACCTTAATTGGTGGTGGTTCTGCCTACGATTCAGCAGGTAGTTTTGGAGGAGGTTCTGGTGGAGTCACAAATTTCATGTGTCCAGCTTTTTTAATACCTGATGTTTTGCGTGTGACAGTTGGACAAGGCGGTCAAACAAGTGCATCCAACGGGACAGAATCAACAATTGTTTACCAGCAAAAAAGTACCATTGGATACACATTGTTGAAGGGTGATTATGGTACATCATCAGGCGGTAGTGCTATGACTGCTAATGCTTTTACTGCAATGGGATTTTTCCAATCTGTTGCTGGGCAAGCTGGTACGGCTGGGTCAGTTTCTGCATCGACTACAACATTTTTAAGTGGTGGCGCTGGTGCTGGTTCAGTAACAGCTAACTATGGATATACAAATGCTGGTAGTGGATTTTTCCAAATGCAACCAATTATTGTCGGTACTGGCGGTGGTTCTTCTGGAAATGGTAATGGAGGTGTTGGTTGTGGGGGTGGTGGTGGAACTACTGGCAGAGGCGGTGATGGTATGGTCGTAATAATTACATGGTGACAAGATGCTAGATACTTTTAATTTTGCTTCACCACAATCTGCTAACTACCAAGAGTTTTTTGGTGGTGGTACTAGTCAAACTTTTCGTAATTGGGTAAAACCACGTGGCGTATCTATGGTGCGTTTTATGTTAATTGGCGCTGGCGGTGGAGGCGGTATTGGAACATCGTCACTAGGTGGTGGTGGCGGTGGCTCTGGGGCTGTTACGTCTTGGATTGGCCCTGCTATTTTTGTTCCTGATGTGCTAAGAATAACTATTGCAAGTGGTGGTACTTCTGGTGTGAATGCACAAGCAACTAATGTAAGATACCAACAAAAAGATGGAACGGGGTATCTATTGCTTGAAGCAAGGGGCGGGGCTTCAGGAACAACATCAACAGCAGGTGGAACAGGGGCAACTGCCTCATCAAACACTGCATTTGGCGCTTCTGGTATTTATACATCTATTGCTGGTCAATCAGGAACAGCAGGCAGTACAGCGGGCGCAGGAACAAACCAAACTGCCTCTACAACTACGTTTCTTTCTGGCGGTGCTGGCGGTGCTGGTGCAGCGGCAAATACTGGTGGTTCTGTTGCAACTAATTACGGCTATCCAACATTGGCGGCAACAACGGCTGGTGGCACTGTTGCTGGTGCAGATGGTTATTTCATTACTCAACCAATTTTGCTTGGATTAGGTGGCGCTGGTGGTACAACAAGCACAACAGTTGGAACTGCGGGCGGGCGTGGTGGCATTGGATGCGGTGGCGGTGGTTCTGGTGAAGATGCCGTTACTTCTGCCCAAGGCGGTGATGGTGCAGTATTTATTTGGGCTTGGTAATCATGGATGCTGACACTGATAAGCGCCTAGCGGTGCATGAGGCGATATGTGCTGAACGATACAGCGCCATTGCCAGCACCTTAAAGGATGGCGATAAACGCATGACGAAGATTGAATACTTGCTTTATGCGCTAATGATTGCGGTTCTACTTGGACCAGGGGTGGCTGCCGAATTTATCAAAAAGATATTCGGGCTATGAAAGACTGGGCCGTGGCATTTATCGCTGCGGCCTGCATCACGGCCCTTGTGGTCTGGTCCACATACATCATCATTTGGGCAATGAAATGAGATGGGCAATTCTTTTATTTTTACTTTTCTCAATCCTTGTCTTAGCCCAGCAGACAAGGTGCAACCCCATCGATCTTTACAATGTCAGCTGGATTGGGAATCCAAGCACTAGGCATGAGCAGATGTCCATCTGGCTGACCAGAAACGGGGACACTTGCTCTGCCGAGCAGCTGGTGGGAATCTGGAACAAGCTCTCCGAATGGGCCGGTGTCGCTGATTCCCAAGAGCTGAGAGGCAAGGTTCTTTACTTCTACGAGCGAGCTGTTCAAAGGGAGAAACCGAAATGAGCATTGACACGATCAGGCTTTTCCCGATGATCAAACCCTCTGGCTATCCACAGGAATATGACTTGGTCGAGCGCAAAATGCTAAAACAGCAAGAGATTCGGCAAGCAGCGCTGGAACAAAAGAAAATCCAAATTGCCATCGAAGATTTAGCCTTTGAGATATACGCAAAGAATGCCGAACAAACTAAACTCAGAATTGAGATATTCCAAAACCGAAAAATTGATTTATATGCATGAGGTGAATGATGGAAAATACAAAAGAGAAGCTGACCTTTTACGTCACCTTTATGGTGAGCATTACGTTGTGCATCTCTGTTTTGGCCATGGTCGCAGCCTTTCTGCTAGGTTTGTGGGCCAAGGAAGTGGACAATGGGGAAATCTTCAAAATGATCAGTCCAGCATTCAGCACACTGATCGGAGGCATGATCGGGTTTCTAAGTGGAATAAAACTTAACCAGTCTGAAGACGAAAAACCAAAGGAGAGTAAAAATGATGGGACTAGATGCGCTGCTGCAAGTGGGCGGGAAACTGATCGACAAGCTGATACCTGATCCAGAGGCCAAAGCAAAGGCCCAGTTTGAACTGGCCAAGATGGTCCAAGATGGTGAGCTGGCAAAACTGGCCAATGAGACCAAGCTGTTTGAGGTGGAGCAAGAGAATGTCACTAGGCGCGTTGAAGCCGATATGGCTAGTGACTCTTGGCTTTCCAAAAATATACGGCCTATGACCCTTGTATTCCTTTTGGTGGCGTATTCTGGCTTTGCCATTGCCTCAATCTTTGATTTAGAAACCCGTGGGGCTTATGTCGAATTACTGGGCCAGTGGGGGATGCTGGTAATGAGTTTTTATTTTGGTGGCCGAACAATGGAAAAAATTGCTGATAGGGTGAAAAAATGAAAGAAAACTTTGAATCTTGTTTGAAATCTGTTTTGCACCATGAAGGTGGCTATGTCAACCACCCAAGTGATCCAGGCGGTATGACCAACCTTGGCGTGACCAAACGGGTCTGGGAAGAGTGGGTGGGCCATGAGGTGGATGAGAAGACCATGCGGGGTCTGACTCCAGAGATTGTCGGCCCGATGTACAAAGCCAAATATTGGGACAAGGTCAAGGGCGATGATCTGCCTGCGGGTGTCGATTATTGCGTCTTTGACGCTGCCATCAACTCTGGACCAGGCAGGGCTGCCAAGTGGCTGCAAGCGGCTGTGGGCGTGGAGCCTGATGGCGGCATTGGTCCCAAGACCTTGCAGGCCGTGGCCAGTATGGATGCCAATGAGCTGGTCAGTGCCTACAACGACAGGCGCTTGTCTTTTTTGCACGATCTGCCGACTTGGCCAACATTCGGCAAGGGATGGGCAAGACGGGTCGCAGAAGTCAAGGCCGCTGGTTTAGACATGGCATAAGATGGCAAAATTGAGCCATGGCCACCAAACAGCAACAACTTGAAACTCCATCCATACCGAGTCTGGGTTATCCCCCAGATGCGTATGAGCGCAGGAATTTTAACGAGAACAACAGTGCCTTAAATACTTATTTTAGAAAAGTGACATCGGTGCTAGGGTCTCTGTTTGGACCAAGGGGCGGCAAGTTTATGAATAACCCCCATGGGGCTTTTCAAGACTCGACCGATCAAGTGGCTGCCAACACCACCACGGCCTATCCGGTCACATTTAACACCACAGACTTTTCCAATGGCGTGACTATTGCCAGTGGATCAAGGATCACTGTGGCCGATGCCGGAATCTGGAACTTACAGTTTTCCATTCAGTTTACAAATACGACAAACGCGGCTCAAGATGTGGATGTCTGGTTTCGGGTCAATGGCACAAACGCGGACAACTCAAACAGCCGATTTGGCTTTGCACCAAGAAAAGGTGCTGGAGACCCGTACCACACCATTGCTGCCATGAATTATTTTTTGAGCTTAAATGCGACCGACTATGTTGAGATAATGTGGAGGACAACCGATGTCGGTGTCACGATTGAGCAATACGCTGCTGGAACAAGCCCAACAAGGCCGGCAGTGCCATCGGCCATTGTCACAATGAGCTTTGTGTCAAACATTACATAATAAGCACCATGTACATACCACTCAAATTACCCCCAGGCATTTACAGAAACGGCACTGAATACCAAGCGGCAGGCCGCTGGTATGACGCAAACCTTGTCCGGTGGTATGAGAACACCTTGCGGCCCATGGGTGGCTGGAGAAAACGCGCAGCCGGACAGATGACTGGTCTGTGCCGAGGCTTTATCACTTGGCGCGATAACAGCGCCAACCGATTCATTGCAGCAGGCACTGAGTCCAAGCTCTATGCGATGAATGAGGCTGGAACACTCAAAGACATTACGCCAACCGGATTCACAACCGGCTCGGCCAGTGCAACATCCACGACAGGCTATGGCTACAGCACCTATGGCACGCTGGCCTATGGTACGCCACGGCCAGATACTGGAACAATTACCCCAGCCACAACTTGGTCCATGGACACTTGGGGCGAGTATTTGATTGCCTGCTCCAATGCCGATGGCAAGCTCTATGAGTGGCAATTGGGCTTTACGACACCCACATTGGCTGCGGTCATTACCAATGCGCCTACCAATAACAAGGCTGTCTTGGTCACTGCCGAGCGCATTATGTTTGCCCTTGGAGCTGGCGGCAACCCACGCAAAGTGCAATGGTGCGATCAAGAAAATAATACGACTTGGACACCGGCTGCAACGAATCAGGCAGGCGACTTTGAGCTGGCCACACCTGGCTCATTATTGGCTGGCAAGCGCATCAAGGGCATCAATCTATTGTTTACCGATGTGGATGTCCACACGGCCTCCTATGTTGGCGCACCATTTGTCTATGGCTTTGAAAAGGCCGGATCGGGCTGCGGGCTTATTTCAGCCCAAGCTGTGGCGGCCATTGACACTGCGGCCATTTGGATGTCACGCGCAGGCTTTTGGATGTATGACGGTTATGTCAAGCCACTGCCAAGTGATGTGTCGGATTATGTCTTTGGCAATATGAACTTTAACCAGGCATCCAAAGTCTATTCTGTCCACAATAGCAAATTTGGTGAAATCTGGTGGTATTACCCCAGCAGTGGAAGTAATGAGAATGACTCTTATGTCACCTTTAACTACCGCGAAAACCACTGGAACATAGGCACATTGGCCCGCACTGCCGGCACTGATTCTGGCGTGTTTGTTAACCCGTTGATGGTCTCAACTGATGGCTTTATCTATGAGCATGAGGTCGGCTTTGCTTATGACAGCGCCAGCCTATACGCTGAAAGTGGCCCAGTCCAGCTTGGCAATGGCGACAATATCATGTCTGTGCGTCAGGTCATCCCTGATGAGCAGACCTTGGGTGAGGCGGTGGTTTCATTTAAAACCCGAAATTACCCAACTGGCGATCAATCCACATTTGGACCATACACGGCAGCCAACCCAACTTCAGTGAGGTTTTCTGGCCGTCAAGTCAATGTGAAGGTAACTGGTGACACTTTGGCCGACTGGCGTGTTGGGGTGATGAGGCTTGAGGCCGTGCCAAGTGGCAAGCGATGAGTGACCAAGAACATTTAGACAGGCTACGCCATCATGTGGAGGCTGCCTTAGAATACAGTGGAGGCACACATAATTTTGACGATGTCGCTGAGATGGTCGAGGATCACAGATTACAGCTGTGGCCGGCCAAAGACTCAGTGGTATTGACAGAGATCATTGTCTATCCGCAGCTAAAGAATTTGCATTATTTTCTGGCTGGTGGCGACCTAGATGAACTCTCACGGATGCGACCATTGATCGAATCCTGGGGCAAATCGATTGGTTGCACCAGGGTGACTTTGGCAGGCCGAAGGGGCTGGTCAAAGACATTTTTGAAAGACGAAGGCTACAGTCCACAATGGTCTGTACTTGCAAAGGATTTATAGGGGAATAGATATGGCTACAAAGACCGAACAACTACTTTCATATTTGCAGACCCCTGGTCTGACAGACACGCAGATTGCAAACGAAGTCAACCGATTAGGTGTCTCGGCTGCCCAAGTGTCGCAGCTGACTGGTGTGCCAGTTTCAGAGGTTCAGTCTAGGCTGGCTACACCTACCAACACCGTTGGCCGCACAGTTACTGCTGCCGATACTGGTGGCGGTGGTGGTGCGACAACCCCTAGATTTAATACAAATCAAGAGACTGCGCTCTATAACTTCTTGCAAAAGCCTGGTCTAACTGACCAACAAATTGCTGCCGAAGTTAATCGTCTTGGATTAAGTGCCAATCAAATATCTAGTATGACTGGCGTGCCAGTCGGTGAGATCAATGCTCGATTGAATCTAATTTCAACGCAAACAGCAGCTCAAACCAAAGCGACTGCGGATGCACAAGCATTGGCCGCTGCAAATGCAGAATTGGCAAGACTGAATGCATTAAAACAAATACCAACAACACCAACAAACACAGCCAATTTCAGCACATTCACAAACTGGCTCAAATCGACTCCAGGCTTGACTGACCAGCAAATTGCAGCTGAGATGAATCGTCTTGGCATTACTACTGGCCAAGTGGCTGGTCTTACTGGCGTATCAGAAACTGATGTGTCAAATCGTTTTCGGGCGACCACACCATTTGCTGGTGCAACTCAAGGTTTTGCCCAGAACTTTAATAACTATCAATCCATTCCAATTGGCTCGCAGTACAACCCATTTGCAGTGGGTGGCAGTGGTTCGCCCTATGCCCAGATCATGGGCCAGATGAGACCAGTCGGTAATCCTTATCAGAATGTTGTCGGCAACTTGCCAATGGGTGGCTATAACCCTGGTCTGTATGACCAGATCGCAGCGGCTAATTTGGCCAGAGATATTGCCGCCAAAGGTGGCACAACATTGGCTGATTATTATGGTGGTGGACCAGGTGATGCAACTGGTGATGCAGCGGCTGCAAGTGCTGCTGATAGTGCTGCGGCAGCTGCTGCAAGTGCTACCGGCACAGCACCAGGCAGTGATGGCACACCAGGCTCTGGCGCGGCCATGGGCGGTCTGATTACCAACGTCTTTGGCCCTGACCCTGCTGGTCCTGATGAGGGTCAAGTCAACATGATGCGCGGTGAGTACGTCATCAAGAAGTCTTCAGTCAACAAATATGGCCGTGGACTCTTGGACATGATCAATGAAGGCAAAGTGCCTGCCAAGAAAATGAAATCTTTACTCGGATAAGGTGGCGATATGTCAAAAGGTGGAACAACAACCTCAACAAGCTCCATTGATCCACAG